ATGATATCAAAGCAGAAAACAAAGGTCAGGATGCATATTTCTTCAAACCAACAGTCAAGCTGTTATTCAGTGCAAATGAGATTCCAAGAATGAGAAACAAAGGATTTGAAGCAATCAAAAGAAGACTTGTCATCATTCCATTCAATGCTAAATTTAGCAAGAATGATGATGACTTTGATGCAGGAATCACTTGGAAGCTGAAGAAACAGGATGTTGCAGAATACCTGATAAAACTTGGTATTGAAGGATTGAAAAGAGTTCTGACAAATCAGGGATTCACAGAATCACAGAAGGTCAAGGATGAAGTTGACAACTTTGAGAAAGACAACAATCCAATTCTTCTATTCTTGGAAGAAGTGGAAGAAGATGAAATTCTAAACCATGAAACCAAAGAAGTATTTGCAAGGTATGACACATTTTGCAATGAAAATGGATTCACAAGAATTGCAATGCAGACTTTCACTAAGGAAATTAAGAAACACCTTGGATGTGATAGGAAGGATGTCAGGTTGAATGGTAAGAAAGCAATAATTTTTATTAAGTAGAAAGGATGATGGATGATGGAATTACATGAAGAAACAGATGGTCAGTTATCATTTGCAGAAGATGTTGTCAATCATCCATCCCACTATTGTCAGGATGGTGGAATGGAATGTATTGATGAAATGATAGCAATCTTTGGGAAAACAGCAGTCAAGCACTTTTGCCTGTTGAATGTATGGAAGTACAGAAAAAGGGCAGTGTTCAAGAATGGTGCTGAAGATATGAAGAAAGCTGATTGGTACATGAAGAAGTATGTGGAACTTGGTGGAAAGGCGGTGAACTGTTGATGAATTATCATAACATTACAAAAGATGACATGAGTAATGGTGATGGTTTGCGTGTAGTTCTTTGGGTGGCAGGATGCAGTCATCATTGCAAGGGTTGTCAAAATCCTGTGACATGGAATCCTGATGATGGTATTGAATTTGATATCAGAGCAAAGAAGGAAATCTTCAAGGAACTGAAAAAGAAGCACATTGCAGGAATTACATTCAGCGGTGGTGACCCTTTATTTTCAACCAACAAAGGAACAGTTTTCTGTCTGTGTCAGGAAATCAAAAAGAAGTTTCCAACTAAGACTATTTGGATTTACACAGGATATGATTGGGAAACCATCATGAATAACAAATATATGAAAGCAGTGATGAAATATGTTGATGTTCTTGTGGATGGTGAATTCATTGAAGAATTGAAAGATGTCAATTATCCTTGGGCAGGTTCTACCAATCAAAGGGTGATTGATGTTCAGAAATCACTGAAGGAAGGAAAGGTGATTCTGCATGAAAGTAATTAAGAAAGATGGAACACATGAAGGTTATGACTTCATGAAGATAAAGAATGCAGTCACAAAATCTGCAAAAAGGGTCATGATTGACCTTGATGATGAAGCATTTGACAGACTGAAGGATATTGTTGAATTAAGACTGTCATTGCTGAACACAGAACTGATTCCAATTGCAGACATGCACAATGTTGTGGAAGAATCATTGGAACAGTTTGACCCAAGAATTGCAAAGTCATATAAAGACTATCGCAACTATAAAAAAGACTTTGTTCACATGATAGATAAGGTATATCAGAAATCACAATCCATCAGATTCATTGGTGACAAAGAGAATGCAAACACTGACAGCACATTGGTAGCAACTAAAAGATGCTTGATATTCAATGACCTGAATAAAAGACTGTACAGAAAATTCTTTATGACACAGGAAGAACTTCAAGCATGTAAGGATGGTTACATATATGTACATGACCAATCTGCAAGATTGGACACAATGAACTGCTGTCTGTGTGATGTTGGTTCAGTCATGTCAGGTGGTTTTGAAATGGGAAATATTTGGTATAACGAACCAAAGACCCTTGACACTGCTTTTGATGTACTTGGTGACATTATTCTTTCAACAGCTTCACAGCAGTATGGTGGATTCACTGTTCCTGAAGTGGACAAGATTCTTTCACCTTATGCGGTGAAATCATTCAAGAAATATGTTGATGAATACTATCAGATGATATCAGCATATTCAGAACTTGATTCAGATGATGTATCAAAGAATGCAAACACCTATGCAATGCAAAAGGTCAAAAGAGATTTTGAACAGGGATTCCAAGGAATAGAAATGAAGCTGAACACAGTTGGTTCAAGCAGGGGTGATTATCCATTCATCACAATGACATTTGGTCTTGCAACAGATGAATTTGGAAAGATGGCATCCATCACATTCCTTGAAGTTCATGCAAAGGGGCAGGGTAAGGAAGGAAACAAAAAGCCTGTGTTATTCCCTAAGTTGGTATTTTTGTATGATGAAAATCTGCATGGTGAAGGATGCATCAACGAAGATGTTTTTGAAGCAGGGATTGAATGCAGTTCCAAAACAATGTATCCTGATTGGTTATCACTGACAGGTGAAGGATATGTTGCTTCCATGTATAAGAAATATGGAAGGGTGGTTTCCCCTATAGGGTGTTTGTTTCCTATGTGCTATTAAGAAAGCAAACCTGCAAAGACATGAAAAAGAAAATGGTGAAGATAAGGAAGAAAGTTGAATCAGGGAACATGATGAACTATTCAGAATGGTGTTCAATAAATTCTTACAAAGGTTGGACTGATTATGGAAATTGTTTCAGACTGACACAGAAATATGTTGAACCATTGATTCCATATGCAACTAAATATTATGAATTGAATGTCAAGAAAGGTGGAAAAGTAGCATGAAACAGTACGGAACACAAAGAAGTACAGTGAAGCCTGAAGATGTGGAAATCACTGAATCAAAGGTTTTCACTTATGAAAGCATCACTGAAATTAAAGTGAAGAATCCTGAATCAGATGATGAAGTCACAATGTATGAATTCACTTTGACAGAGTATGACAAAGATGAATACATCAGGATTCAGGCAGAAAAGAATGCAAGTCTTGAAGAACAGATGACACAGACACAGGTTGCACTGTGTGATGTATATGAAATGTTAGCATAGAAAGGATGTGATTTATCATGGTGAAGATTTATGCAAATCTTATCATCAAGGGAATCAAAACCATTGATGATGTACCAACAAGAATCAAAGATGAAGTCAAGCAGGAATTGGTCAAAGAAGGTCATCCTGAACTTGCTGAAGTAGGTGATGAAGATTGATAACCAATCTTATCATAAATATTTTATTTAGAAAGGAAGTGGAAAACATGGCAGTTGTATATGCAACACTTATTATCAAAGGTGTGAAGACAATTGATGATGTCCCTGCAAGAATCAAGGACAAGGTTGTTCAGGTTTTGATTGACCTTGATTGTGGTGATTTAGCAGGTCAGGCATAAGTCAATAACACACAGCAAAGCATCATGCATAAATGCATGGTGCTTATTTTATGCAGAAAGGAAGATAAACAAGATGAATATTAAAGAAGGAATTTGCACAGGCATTGGTGTCATTGGAAGCATCATTGCATCAGCGTTTGGTGGATGGGACACAGGTTTGGTTACATTACTTATTTTTATGGGAATTGATTACTTTTCAGGATTGGTGGTTGCAGGTGTTTTTCACAAGTCCAACAAAACTGAATCAGGTGCATTGGAAAGCAAAGCAGGATGGAAAGGACTTTGCAGGAAATGCATGACCCTTTTGTTTGTATTGATTGCATATAGATTAGATTTAGCAATTGGTGTGGATTACATCAGAAATGCAGTCATCATTGGATTTATGGCAAATGAATTGATTTCAATTGTGGAAAATGCAGGTCTTATGGGTCTTCCATTACCTGATGCAATCAACAAAGCAATTGATGTTTTAACAGAACAGAAAGAAGGGTAATAAATGACTAATCATGAATTCATCAAGAAAGTTGCAGATACAGTCTGCAAGGTAGCACTGTCTTATGGAATCTTGGTTCATAGTCCAATCATTGCACAAGCAATCTTAGAAAGTGGGTGGGGCAAGTCAAAACTTGCTTCCACCTATCACAATTATTTTGGTCTGAAATGTGGGACTAAATGGACAGGAAAATCAGTGAATCTGACAACACAGGAAGAATATGAAGTTGGAACACTGACAACCATCAAAGACAATTTCAGGGTTTATGACAGCATGGAAGATGGAATCAAAGGGTATTTTGAATTCATTCAGCTTCCAAGATATAGCAATCTGAAGGGCATCACAGACCCTAAGACATATCTTGAAACCATCAAGGCAGATGGATATGCAACATCTTCTACTTATGTAGATAACAACATGAAGTTAATCAATCAGTATGATTTGACACAGTACGACAAGAAAGAAGGTAACAACAGTATGTCATATGATAGAACAGCAGTAGTGAATCAGGCAAAAGCATGGCTTGGATATAATGAAGCAGATGGTTCACACAGAGCAATTATTGATTTATACAACACACAGAATCCAAGACCAAGGGGTTACAAAGTAACATATACAGATGCATGGTGTGCAACCTTTGTATCTGCTGTTGCAGTGAAACTTGGTTATACAAGAATTATTCCAACAGAATGTTCATGTAATTACATGATTAAAGGTTTTCAGCAGATTGGATGTTGGGTTGAAAATGATGCATATGTTCCAAAAGCAGGTGATGTCATTTTCTATGATTGGCAGGATTTAGGCATTGGTGATAATGTTGGTTCATCTGACCATGTAGGAATTGTTGAAAAATGTGATGGTAATACAATCACAGTCATTGAAGGAAATATTTCAAACAAGGTTGGAAGAAGAACACTTGCAGTCAATGGAAAGTATGTCAGAGGATTTGGTGTTCCTGCATACACAACACAGTCTGCATCCACACCTGCACCTTCTACAACAAAGAAAGACATCACAACCATTGCAAAGGAAGTCTTAGCAGGTCAGTGGGGTAATGGTGATGACAGAAAGAACAGACTTACAAATGCAGGTTATGATTATGCAACAGTTCAGGCAAAGGTCAATGAACTTGTAAGTGGTAAAACATCCACACCAACAAAATCAGTTGCTGAAGTAGCAAAAGAAGTTCTTGCAGGAAAATGGGGAAATGGAACTGCAAGAAAGACTGCACTTGAAAATGCAGGATATAACTATTCTGAAGTTCAGCAGAAAGTCAATGAACTTTGTGGACAGAAGTCTGTGACTGAAGTTGCAAAGGAAGTTATTCAGGGGAAGTGGGGCAATGGTGCAACACGAAAATCTAAGTTAGAACAGGCAGGATATAATTATTCTGCTGTTCAAGCAGAAGTAAACAGACTTTTGCGTTAG